ATTTTCTAGCTGAATTGCCTTATCGTTTTCTACAACGTCATCATCTGATTGATGCAGAACATTCTTACGAACCCATTCATGCGAATAATATTTACCAACCATATCCTGAATGTTTCTTGCCTGATTAATTCTGCCTTCAAGAATCTCAGCTTCTTTGAGTTCTGTAAAGTAGTTATCCTTAGCAAAATCAAAACGGATATCGTCAGAAAAGAATTTCCATTCTTCTAGAGTGCAAATACCTTTTAGAACTAGCTGCTTTTCTAGCATCTTAGTAAACAGATGAGAGAATCTTCCTCTCAATCTTGAGGTAAATTTAGTGAATTTTAATTCGTCTCTAGTAATTTCTGTAGCTCTACCTACTGAGAATAGAGCATCTGAATTAAGTCTTGACACTGGAACGTTCAATGAATTCAAAAACTTCTTTTGGAAGTATAGGACGTCGTCCATCTGTCCCAGTGTCTGGCCACCTGGTAGGGTAGTAACCTCCGTACCTCTACCGCCTTCACGGCGTGGTAGCCAATAGTCTTCAAGCATTGTCATGAACTTACGGTCATCTCTAATGTCACCTGTCTGAGCGTCATAGATTAGACGGTTCTTATGCTTAACCATAATGTCACGAACATACTGCTCTGCCTTCATCTTAGGAAGATTACCAACATCAATATACCATATACGGCGTTCTGGAGCACGAGCAAGACGGTAGATAACTAGAGCGTCTTCCAATGTTCTTAACTGGTTAAGTGGCTTGATTGATTTATGTAGATAAGAAAGAACCATTGTGCCTTGATTGTCTGTTAGACCTGACACAATATGTAAAACTGAATCCTTAGCAATCTTTAGTCCTGTAGTAGATGGACCAACTGCTTTATTTCCGAAGTTGAAACCCTTGTCATTGAAAATGAAATATTCGTTGACTGTTTTGGTTACAACTGCATCGCCTGGATTATTGGCTTGAATCTTTTTCTTCTGGACCTCACGGACTTTACGAATCTTACGTGGGTCAACGTATCTTACTTCTTTAATACCAGCTGATGGATTTTTGTCATCAATAATAACATGATAGTATAAACGGCCATCAATATACCAACGTCTATAAATTTCGTAGGCATATTTGTTGAACTCTAAGATGTTCAAACAATTCTGGAACTCATCACGGATAGCTTTTTTAACTGTATCGTTTACTTTTAGTTCTTCTAGATTAATCTGAACTGTATGTTCTTCGTCAATAGAAATAGACTCATTAACAATTTCATCAATTGCTGCATCGCATTCTGGTTGCAACGACATTTCACGATACTTAGTAACTAACTCTGCTTCGGATCTAACTGTACCGTCAAGATCTACATACGTGCCAAATGCACCACCTGCTGATACGACAACGGCTCCGTCGTCTGAATCTCTTGGTGGAGCAAAACTAGGAAGTTCTTGTTCCGGGCGTTTCTTTCTAAATTCGAATCCGAATAATTCTGGCATTTATTTCTCCAATAGAAGGAGGGAGTTTTGGCTCCCTCCGAATAATATAGTATTTAGACTTAGAACTGTGGACCGATATTAGTTTCGCCAAGATATGGAGTAACCTTACCGGCAGTCTGGACTGTCGTACCTTCGTCAACTGGTAGCCAGTAATCGTAGGCAAAGTTTACAGTAAATTCTTCGATGGCATTCTGAGTATCCCATCCAAGACCAATTGAGCTTACCTGAGTTGGGAAAGCACCAACTAGCTGGTAAACACGAAGAATTTCTCCGCCCTTACCATACTGTGTAATGTCAACAGCGAATGCTTTATAAAGTTCAAAAGCAGCCTGTGGTAGACGAATATTTGTCTGCATTGTATTGATAGCATTCTGCCATGCTTCAAACATTGAACGTACAGAAAAATCTTCATCGTTCATTACTGTGATTGACCAATCAGCGAATGATCTTTCACCAGCCAATTTAATTCTACGACCGAAGTAAGGAACTTCAATCTGACTTATAGTTGACTCTGGTAGTTCTGCTCCACGGCATGTGAAGGTTAGCTTAGAAAACGCCTCTGGGTTCAACGGAAGTGTTGGTGGAGGTGTAATCTGAACTTGGAACAGGGAGGGGCGAGCGCCCCCCCATGGTAGTCCTTGAGCTTTGAAAGAATTAATATTAAAAGGCATCTAACTTACTCCTTTGAGAATTTATTATTATTTATTAAAACTTTCCGATAACTTCAGAGAACTGTACTCCAGATGGAACAGCCACGAAATTAAGCTGGATAAAGTTAATGCTTCTCGCAGGTTTAATATAGATATCCCCAACAAACTGATTGCTATCGATAATCTGCTGAGTGTTGTTAGTATCATCGCAGACAACATAGAAGTCAGTAATACCACGGCGACCCTGGATGGTGCGTAGGTATGGAGTCACAAGGTTACGGAACTGTGCTCTTGTGAAAGCATCGTTGAATTCAAACAACTGATACTTAGCAGCAGTTGAGATAGCCTTTTCAAGAACGATAAACAGTCTGCGAACATTGATACGATCAAAGGCAGATGGTTTAGCCTGTAGAGTCTTATCTCCGAAAAGAATTGTACCCTGACCTGGGAAAGTAACAACTGGGTTAATACCGTTGCTGTAAAGAACGTCACGCTCTGACTTGTTTGGGTTCCAAGCAAGTTTGATAAGGTTCTTAATCTGACCACGGTTAAATCCAGCTGGTGACCACCAAGCGTCATTAGTGTTATCTGTTCTTACACAGATACCAGCAATGTCACCATTTAGTGGGACCCAACGATATACGTCGTTATAACGGTCATACTGATACTTCCAACCAGAATCTAGAACAGCATAGGAGCTACTTGTAACAGCGCCTCTCCATGATTTAAGGTCTAGAGTTTCGCTACCAACGTTGTTAAGAACAAGAGAACGGTCAGGAGAAACAAGAGCAACACAGTCTTTTCTTGTTTCACAGATATTCTCAATTATATAGTTGGCTAGCTGGAAGTTCTGAACAGTTCTTCCACCAATTACAGTTGAACCACCAACTGGCTTGCCCTGTAGGACTAGAGAAATGTCAATATCTTCAGCTGACTTGAATAGGTCATAACCAGCGCCCAAAATACCTAGTGTAGCATCAGCTTCGTTTAGACCATCGGCACCAAGAACCAACTGAATGTTACCAGGAGACTGCGAAGTAGCAGAAGCAACATTTAGTGAGTTAGCTGAAGGAGCTGTACCACGATCATTTGCCCACCATACGTAATTTGATTCCTGATTAATTACATCTTTATAGTAATTTACAGTGTTATCAACGTTCTTAGCGTCTGTAGCTCTTGAAAGACCCTTATAGACTTCAAGAACTGTGCCTGGAGTTCCAGTGAAAGCTCCACCGTCATCAAGAACAACGACGTGCAACTCGTCTTGAGCAGCTGTATTACCGTTGTAAAGAACATGGTTTGATTGACCTGGAGCAGTTTCAACTACGTTGAAGAATTCCCAATAACGCTCAATTGTCTGAGTTGTGTAGTTCTCGCGAAGTCTATAAGGATCTTCGAAGTGAACTGACATAACACGATAGTTTGCAGTTAGAGAAGAATTTGAACCTGGAGTTGCAGTAATATCAATTTCAGTTCCGAATGGTGAAGATGATAGCTTTAGACCAGTTGAATTAGCATGAACAACATGATAGTTTGTTCCGCTATATAGACCCTGAACTTCGGCTTCACCAGCATTGTTAGCATAGGTAACAATGTCACCGTTACTGAATGGGTTTGAAGGAATGTTAATGAAGTTGATATTACTATTAACAGCAGTATTACCAACAAATGAACTATTTGCAGTTGATTGTGCAGAGATAGCTGTTGATCTTACCTGTAGGTACTGAACGCCTAGTGTGCCGTTACCAGCAAGGATCTGATCACCAACAGCAATCTTTGATGAAACAGAATTTGTTACAGCATTAGTTGTACCGACCACCTTCATTGTAGCTACATTTGAACCAACACGGAATTCTAGAGCAGCATTAGCAGTGATAGAACCACCACCAACGTTGGCTCCAGAAAGAGCTACGTTTGAATTGAAACCTTCTGCAGTATCGCAGACTGAAACTCTTAGAGAGTTACCAATAGCGCCTGGGAACTTAGCTACGTAAATAACGTCAGCGTCGAATGTTCCATCTTTCTGAGAATAATGAGAGTTATTCTTGACAATCTGGTTGACAAGATTAGCTGCCTTAGCAACAGTATTTGATGGGTCGAAACCAACAGCAGTATATACAGTTTCTGGGCGGCCAAAATAAACATTAACGTCTGTAAATGATGTGGCCACATTAGAAGCAGTAACTTTATTCAATACAACATGAGAAGTATTCTTTGAAACTACTGTATAAGAAGCAACATTTCCGCTTAGTAGGCTTGAGTTACCAACCTGTGTAACGTACATGCCAACAGTAATAGCTGATGTATTACCAACGTTGAGAATTGTATTGGCACCAGTTGTATTAGCTGAGACGAATGGAGTTGCTCCAGAAGTGTCAGCTGCACGGGATACGTACAAACGGTTGGCGTATGCAAGGAAGTTGGCTGCTGAGAACCATGTTTCTGCATTGAAATTGGTTGGTTTGGCGAATCTGGAAACTAGAGTGTTCTCAGTGTCTACTAGAACTCTTTCTCCGATTGGACCCCAACGGAAAACGCCAGCGATGGCGCCATCAGATGTGGCTACTGATGGAACGACCGTTGTAAGGTCGATTTCAGATACGTTTACGCCTGGTGATAGTTGAAAAGCCATTTTTATTTTCTCCCTGTTACGAGAATTTGCAATTATGAATTTTTTATATTTATAAAATGGGCTCTCTTAGAAGTCTCTTGGGGTATCCCACATCCAACTATCAGGAACGTATTTTTCATATTCTTCTTCATAAAAATCATCTCTACCAGAGTCTACAAACCCAAATGGAGACAGGTCCTGCTCCATATCTTCTTCAGTTTTTTCCCTCAATGACATGAGGGTATTGATGTCAGTGTAATCTTTAAAATACTGTTGTTCTGAAAGCCAAGCAAACAGAACAAGGCACATTACCAAGTCGTCATGCTTACCAGATTCTGCCTCATAAGAATTTCCTTTCTTTGAGAAAGTCGAAAGCTCGTTGATGGTATGAAAATCGTTGACGACAAATTGGTTGCCCTCTACTAGAAGTTTTAATATTGAACATCCAACTGACTTTACTATTTTAGTTGTTCTGATACCCTTATCCACTGTAGTTGATGTACCACCAAACCCCTGAGTAACTCTCTTACCAGAACGCCCAGCATTCTCAGTAAATAAAATATTTTCGTAGGCAAAATCATAATGAAGGGTATAAGAAACCTGTTCACCAATATCATTAATTTCAACAAGAACAGAGGCGTTATTATACGCCTTGGCAGTTCTCAAAATAACATCAGCATAATCGACAGGAGTAACAGCATTGTTTCTGTAAACCGCCACCTGTTGGTATGGCATTTTTGTGACGTCAATAAGTTGGAACGCCGAATAGTCTAGACCCTTACCACGAGAAACGTCGCAGACCATCATATAAACATGGCCCTCTATAGGTTGATAATACTGTATCAACCCATCCCTTTCTACCATTGGAGATTGGTGGACCAGTTCTTTGAGTTTCCAACCTGCGATCAGGGTGCCTGATGAACCCAAGAATTCGCAGTTATATTCCTGATCGAATTTCTCTAAGTCGAAGTTCATACCAGCCAGAGTATCTTTTTTCCAGTTTTCGTCTCTGCCTGGAACTTCTTTCCAGTTTACCAAAATGGGCGTATAACCGTTTCGGTCCTCGATAGCATTTACCCAAGTTGAATAAAAGTGATTCAAACCGTTCGGCGTGGAAACCAGAATAATCTTTGATTCTGAACCTGACGAAATAGTAGGATAAACTGAGGTAAAGAACTCGTCCCAGTTATCAATGAACGCCGCTTCGTCGATGAATAGAAGGTTAATAGAATATCCACGAATGGCGCTGGCAGACGTTGCTGCAGCCAAAACACGGCTGTTATTTTCTAAAAGGAACGAACCTTTATTCCATTCAACAACACCCTGCTGTAGCCATTTAGGTAGGTGTTGGTATGCAAGCTGAACACGGGAAAGAATTTCTCTGGCCGTATCACCCTTGTTGGCCAGAAGGGCAACAGTTTTGTCAGGGTTGAACATAATATACCACAGAATAAATGCACAGGTTGTTGTTGACTTACCTGCCTGACGGGCTGTGGTAACGATATTAAAACGTCCTTCCTTGAAAGAACGTATCATCTTTTTCTGATAATCGTATAGCTTGAAGTTTACCAGACCTTCATTGATACTGATAATCTTCATATATGTTTCGGTAAAATAAACTGGATCTTCAGCGCATTTTACATATTCAGCAATAAGATCGGGAGTCCACTCAATGTTCTGATTAGATTTTTTAAGTAGTACGTTACCCTTATAACCTGCAACTAAATCATTCATCAGTATTCTTTAGTTCCTTCAAAACTTTCTGTAATTCTGTAGTAGAACCTACGAATAGATTATTATTAATAGTCTGAGCTTTTTCATTGATCGGAGAATCAGAAGCATCAATCTCTCGGATCTTGGTTTGTAATTCTAATAATTCTTTATTAGTATTAACCATGGTGTCCATTAATTTAGCCAACACTTCAAATGCTCTTGGATGCTGAGATTGACCAGCTATTTCTGATAGCTTGCCCATAGCTTCTTGACCTGTTTGGATTACTTCATACAAATTAGCTCTAGCTGCTTCAAAATCGTTTTTAGCAGAATCATCATGAGCCTTAGCAAGCAAAGTATCAATTTGTTTTTCATATTGCAACGGAGCAATGCCTAGAGCTTTGCCCATTGGATCATCTTCTTTATCTGTCATTCTAACTCGTCTGTATTGTAGATCTGGGTTATGAACCCATAATCATCATCAACTTCAATCTCAGTATATGGCTGAGTGCCGGTGTTTGCATTTGGTCCGCCATAATAATTTATAGGATTGCCATTAGCATCTAAACCTGGCTGTACTGTTATCTTTTCTGCAAGAGGAGTTATACCTCTTCCCTGGACAGCAGTATTTGTAGTAGGAATATAGAAATTTGTGTTTACAAACTTAATGATTCCAGAAGATTTCACTGGTCCATAAAGATAACCTTTGAGAACAAAATCAAGCTGCCAGATAATGGCTCTTCTGTCTTTGTATTCTCCATCATAGTTATCGCTATAACTAATGTTATTTAGGATAATAGGAATATCCATAGTAATACCAACTTCTGGGATCAAATTACAAGTAGTCGTCCAATCAGGGGTAAAATATGGAAGAATCTGTTCAATTATCTTAGTTCCATCTTCAGCGTTTTTGGCATAAACATATACTTTGAATTCTATATTATAAGGAACTGGATTATATTGGTATTTGAATTTGTTTAAATCGGAATTGTTTTTAACAGAAACTTTACCAATAGTATTGAGTTTTCTTGATCCGTCATAAACCATTTTGCCCATTTCAAATGAGATCATTGGTAAAGGAGCAACGGCGCTGCCAACATCCAAACCAGGATCCTGCATGACACGTGCTAACATTTTATCTTTAGGAGCATATGTAATTGGAATTTGAAGTAAAGATACAACTTCTCCTGTCTTATTCGTTCTTGTGATACGGATCTGATTGAGCAGGGTCCCCATCAAAATAACGTATTTACGAATAAGACCAAAATAAAACGGTGAACCAAACATTAAATGTTACCTTCGCTAAATGGATCTACAGAACTGAAGTCAACAAATAAATCAGATTCTTCTTGGATTGCTAAATTATCAGAAACTGTGATTAGTTGATTGATTGGATAATTTTCCAAAACAAGATAAGAACCATCTTCCGTTAACAACATGTCATTATCTTCTGTCAACACAGTCCAATCAAGAATATTAGTATCAAATCTTTTCTGCATATCATCAATTTGCGGAATGCCAGTAGAGAAATTCTCGCCAGAATATTCAAATACTTCGCAAGTCATTTCCCATGTCTGAAGCGAACCTAATTGATAAAACATTTCATATTTGTTAACGTATTTAATCTGGAATGCTCTTTGGTTCAATGGGAACCAAATAATATCGCCTTCGTTTGGTCTTACTTGTGCAGTAAATTCCCCAATTTCTTCATTAAATATTCTTCTGGCCATAGAAAACACAACTTGATTGCGAATTTCTACACCAAATTTAGATAAAAATTCTTGATCGCCACCAAATCCATCAATAGATTTAATATACATTTCTACAGGATAGGCCATCTCAAACGAAGATTGATCGTCTGCGCCATACACCTCATCGTAATTGTTAAGTTTACGAGGGAGATAGTAAACATCGTGGCCATAGATTTTAATAGATTCAATAACTAGGTTCTCTAGAAGCAATTGCTCCTGAGATGCTTGGAAGTTATTGAAAAAGAAATTGGTGGCCATAATTATCCAATCATATCAGTTGCTGGCAAGCTGTATGTGTAAATCATTTCCTTCTCAAGTTCTTCTCTTTCTTGAGTGGCTTCATCATAAATTTGCTGACCGTTGAATTCTATGCCGCCTGGAAGTTTCATACCACGAAACTTCTTCATATTCTGACCCCATTGCTGTTTTATTAGGCAAGAAGCATAACGCTGTAACCAGCGGTCGCCCCATGCATCTGTATATACGTCGGGATCGACGACTTGATATGCTTCTACAACAAGATATTGACCTTCAACAACTTGGTTCCAGTCCATATCAATGTAAAGTTTGTTCATATGGCGGTTGTAACGTAATGGTTTTTTACCAACCAGCATCTGTTCTAGAAACTGGACATGATTCATGGCCATATAATAAGGAACCATAGATACTGAAGTAAGAGTATAAAGGTCATTCAAAGCAATCTGATAACGAATATTGAATAGATTGCCTAACCCCAATGCAGAACCAAGGTCAAAGATATTAACAACGCCAATAATATTGTCTGGCATTGTGACATACTTATTGGCTATATCTTCAGCTGTGATTATTTTCTTGTAGTAGGTCTTTTCGGATCCATCAAAATGATAATCCCAATACCAACGAAGAGCTTCGTCTACACGATCTGAAACCTGATCATCATCAACATTAATCTCGATTACTGGTTTGCCCAATTTTCTAAGACAATATTCGGCAAACTCTGTTCTTGTTGTTGGTACCATTAGATTCCTACCTTTGATGAATTTATAATATTTATTTATCCCTTTGTCGGGTTATTAAAATCCACCTCTTTATTGGTTCTTCCAGTATAAAAAAGGATATTATCTAATTCTATAACTGCATCCTTGGTATGATACCAATCATCGTATATACAAATATCTCCTCTTACAACCAATTCTCCATTATTTATTTGATATTCACAGTATTTATTAGAACCCATTACCGTGGCTCCCTTGGGGCACATATTCTTTACTCTTTGGACTTCCTCCATGGTTTCAAATATATGATTTATTGCTATTGGCCCAATTTCGCTCATGCCCCAATTTACTATAAATTTACAACCCCTTGGAACAAATGCTTCAATAATATCCCAGGTTACTGGTTCAGCGCCACAAGTAATTGTCACGCCTTTGAGATCTAGCTCCCAGAACCTCTTGGTCATCATAATAGCTTTGGCGTGTAATGGGGTTATGTGAGAATGGGTAAAATTGTTTATCTTTTTAACCCATTCGTATGCATTAAATTGATCTGTGTAAACATAAGCGCCAACTTCCAGCGCTGGCACCGTCTGACCGAACAATCCTCCAGCATGAGACAACTTCATAACAGTGTATATTTTACTGTTCTGCGTTATACCTTGAACTTCTCTGGCAACTTTATTGGCCGCAAATATTTTACCAGTTGGTTGATAATAGCTCTTGGGAGGACCAGATGAACCTGAGCTTTTAATTATTATTCCATCAGTCATTATCGTGGACAAAATATTTTTCAGTTTCATTTACCACCTTTTTGGCCAATCTATATGGAGTAAAAGCGAATATAAATGGAAAGAATGCATGTATGGTGCCTGTTATAACGGCGAATAAAAGCATAAGGTTAAACTTCATTGCAAGATAACAGTGAGTAAAATAATCAGATTTAATTTTCTTTATGTGGTTCCAATCAAAGTCCATAAATCTTCTCCAAATGCGCATACACAGTATCAGCTATAACCTGATTCTGTTCTGGACCACCATAACTAAGATCTTGTTCTGTAATACCTGTTATATTTTTGGTAATATTATTCATGGTAGTCCCTCTGATTATATATTGAGGGACATCTCTATAGTCATTTATATCACAATGCTGCATCCAGCCATCAAATATAATGAACTTACATTCAGACTTCTGTAGAACATACAGGCTACTAGACATCATAACCTTAAACATCTGTAAAAACCATTCTTCGTTCCAGAATGTATTAAAAGTATGATACATATATTTTTTAGTGAACTCATCAGTCGTATGAGGAATAATAGTCCTACAAAGATTTTTAGTTCTTACACCAAAATCCTCTTGAGTGCCATCTAAGATTTTATATTTCTCATCTTCATGCATTGTAGAATTATATTGGTAATTTGGATTAACTCCGACTTCTGTTCTACCAAACGAAGACCATTGAATTACTACAACATCGTCTTTGGTTAGCGGCAAAGACTGGAGTATTCTCGCAGCACGCCAGTTACTAGCTCCTGGAAAAGAAAAATCGGTCAAAGGAACGTCTAACATCTTAGATAACTTACCTGGCCATGCCAGAGCTTTACGATCTTCTTCGGAATAAACTTTATACAAGTTCCAACCAAAAGACATACTATCGCCAAATGTATATAACATATTACTCACCAAATCCAAAAGGGCATTTTTTGTTTTCTCTTCTGTCGTTTCTTTTCACCAAAGAAACGTTCTTTCTCCATCCAAAAGATCTTCCAATCACACTATAAGTTTTAGTGGTAAGTTCTGCCTCGGTAACAATGTGATTGTGGATTTTTATATTCTTATCCGATAAAGGAATGAATTGGACCAATGGCTGACCCATATGAATTGCGAATTGATCTTGTTTAAATTTATGTATGGCCAAAAAAACATTGCTTCCTGTTTGATGATGAAAATTTACCATCCCAGGTAGGATATGAAAATTGTATTTTTCTAACGACCATTGAGCAGGAACAACTATAAACTGAACATCTTCTTTAGACTGGATTATCCAAGGACTATTCAATTTCAGAATATGATGGTCTTTGAAACCTGGATCTACCTGATGATAACCATGCAGTATAGGAGCTTTACCGTTAGAAAAATTATAAGAAATATCACCAGTTCCATTTACATTTACAACAAAATCGCACCAGTTTTCCAACATAAACCCTCTTTTATAGAGTTCATGGAAACCAGGACAAGCTCTTACTGTTCTTATGGAAATGTTCCAATCAAAATAAATATTACCATCTTCGTTCAATTTGAACTGAGGCCATTTTGTGTTGGTCGGCTGGGGTTTTAATACGCCGTCATACCATTCTGGTTTTGCTTGATTGGAATAGACTATTGGGGCGAATTTATAAGCGTCATTGCTGGATGTAAAACAATCTAAATGGATTACAGATGATCTGTGAAAAAACGAGAACATAACAAATCTCCTATCAGGTTTTACATATTTATATAAATATATTTATATAAATACGTTCATACAAATATTTTTGAATTTTAGTTCAACCGTTAAAGAGGAAATAATGGCAAAGATTTACACTTTTGATCTTCCAGATTATGATGATTACAATGTGGTAAGCGAACTTCTTCCAGACGGAAGAAATATAGCACACCAGTATTATTACAAAAACGGCGTGCTAATTTCTCAAGCAGATATTTACTATGATATGAAAGACGGCGAACCCTTTAAGTGGCCGCATCTAATGGTATTCAAAGACATTTCTGGCGAAGTTGTAGTTACAGAATCTACTGAATGATTACGTCCAAGAAATAACAACACTACCAGAAGCACCCGGAGAAGCAGCGCCAGCACGTTCGCCACCCCCGCCACCAGCGCCTCCGCCACCGATAGTTGCAGCTATAACTGCTCCATAAGCTGGAGCTCCAGCATCAGCCCAGTTCCATGTCTTAACGACCATACCACCAGCGCCGCCGCTATTACACCCTGTGCCGCCAGCACCACCGCCTCCAGTAGTAACAGTTCCTCCTACGCCACCACTAGCAGCGCCGGATGGAGGGCAATAGTCATTACTTCCTGCTGAAGTACCACCACCGCCATATGCAGTAACAGCAGTTCCAGAAGCAAAATTACTGTTACCGCCAGCTGCTCCAGCACCGCCACAGTAACCATGAGCAAATCCATCATTACCGCAATAACCTGTAGCACCACCACCGCCAGCTTTAACTGTGACTGTCAATGTTTCATATCTAGGAACAGTAAAGTTGGTAGTACCAACCGCTGTAATAGACTGAGAACCAGGTGTGACCCATCTTTTACTATATGCATCTGACATATAAATGATGCTTGCATTAGTTGGGCGACCCAACAAAGTACGAACATTAGTGTCGTTCATCGTTGTGGTAGCGGTAGAAGCTCTCAAAATTTCTACAGAAATGTTACCGATAGAGATAACACCAGAAGCGGGTAATCCAGCTGTCATTATAGTCCCTTGTTATTTAAATAGATAAGAACCTGTTATTATATATTTATCCTTTTTCTCACTTGTTATACCTCTATGGGTAAACGTCCAATCTGTTGGCCATATTCTCGCCAAATGATATTTTTCTTGAATTTCCACCATTAACGACTGCAAGAATATCTGACATACTTATTTTATTACCAGGAGCAGGAGTAGCCATATTTAATCTCCAATTTTATTATTTAATCTATCAATTTGTTTCTGTTGTTCTTTGATTGCTTCGATCAACAATGGAACAATCTTTTCGTATTGAACAGTCTTATAATTTTGTCCAGACTTAGAAACAATAACACCATCAACTCTATCAACATCAAATGGAGCAGGTTTAACAACCTGAGGCAACACTGCCTCAATTTCTTGAGCAATAACACCAACTTGTTCTTCTTTGTCTGTATATCCGAAAGAAGCTGCCAATTCATTGCTTCTGAAAGTAACGCCTGATATTTGTTTAATCTTATCAATAGCATTTTCAATTGGTTTAATGTCTGTCTTAAGTCTTTGGTCAGAAAAATAAGCGGTAATATTCTGAGTAGCTACAATATGACCTGCGCCATAAGGATTAGAACTTGTACCAACAGACAACCCGGCAGTAGTATAACAGAAAGTGCTACCTGCAATATATCCAGCATAGTTAGCATAAGCAACGGATCCAGCAGAAGTGACGTACCCCGAGTCATTAGTAAATGCTGATACTGTTGTTGGTCTTCCTGAAACGTTGCCCCAAGCAACAGAACCAGCAGAAGAAGCATAATTCGCATTACCTGTGATATTAATACCCCAAGTACCATAAGCATAAGAACCATCTCTTGCAGGAACATAAGAACTATAGTTACCACTATCAAAAATAACAAAACTACCGCTACGCGACCAACCACCAGTGCGTAGCTGATTATCAGTTCCAAGACCAAGATTGATAGCATAAGAACCAACGCGATGAAAAGAAATCATCGCAGCACCAGAACCTTGACTTTGAATCTGTGGTCCGCCTTGTGCGCCATAATCAATATTAACACCAGAAACTGCGTAACCTAACAATGGCTGAGTTGTGTCAATACCATTTGCCCAGGTTGCTCTAGTAGCGTTTGAGGCATTAGTGGCAGAACCAGCAGAACCAGCAGAATCTGCATATCCAGAATAACCTACATAACATGGAGCATGATATGTGTCTCCATTGTAACCTCTTAATGACCAATAACCAGAACGATCAGCGCCCCAAGTAGTCTGAATATTGTAGTCTGAATCGTTATCGTTTCTGAATAGTTTATAAACACCATTTCTGTTTGTAGAAGTTCTGGCTACTGCATAACTGTTATAATTACCAGCATTAAGAGCACGCTGCCCATTAATGTTTAATTCTGCTCCATTCAAATTATAAGTTGTATTATCCCAATAAAGGTATCTACTTCCAGAGCTGTTTAAAAACAATACGCCAGTAGTTCCTCCTGACCTATAAGAATAAAGGTCTCCTCCAGCCACTGTCAAATTACTTGTTGATGTTAGGCCAGCAAAGGTTGGGGCTGCAGTTGTAAGAACACTCTGATTAAGAGGATACTGTGTTATGTTATATGAATTGATGTTCCAGTTACCAGAAGCGTTGCTCTGGACAGCTGAAGTCAATGAAGCTATTGAAGATTTACGATAATAACCATCGGAGCCGGTAGTAACAACAATCTGAGATATGGTTGGATTTTCGTTGTTTGGAGAAGCACTGTTGATATAACTAAAGAACGCATAACCGCTTGCATCTCTAGCTACAATTGTAGATGCAGCTTGAGCAGATGAAACAGCAAGACCACCTGCAGTAACAGCATTTCCTGTAATATTAATGCCCCAAGTGCCAGTAGCACCAGTTCCTGAGAATGTTGGAACATAGCTGTTATAGTTAGAGGCATGAAGTACCTGATTACCAGCTTGGGTAATGGCACCAGTAGCATTTAACGAACCCGAAACAGATAGTTTGTAACTTGGATTTGTATCACCAATACCAACGTTACCACCAATTAAGACTGTAACAGCTGTTCCTAGTGATGTATTGTTTGCTCCGGTTACTAAACCGTTTTTTACTTTAAAGTCTACTGACGCCATGGTTCCCTATCCCCTATGGAGTTATTTTTGATATTTAGATTATTTTTCTGGTTTAACCCATGGCAAAGGAGTATCAATTAACACATTATTCTGTTCATCAATTTGTTTCTGAATTGAAAGGTCTATTTGACTCTCATGAGAACCAACAACCTTTTTAACCCAATTAAGAACGTCTGATTCTTTTAGTTTATTATAAGCAACGAATTTCGATGGCTTGCCTTCAACAACAGGAATATTGTCAGCATGAACAATTCCTTCAAAATAGCCTTCGGCGCCAGTAGAAGAATCTTTACCGACCTTGCTCCAGTAAATTTCTGCAACAACATCTTCGTCTTTATCGTTCTTTTTGCACTTAATATTTTTTACAGCCCATTTATATGATACTGACATTTAATGACTCCTTAATTCGACCATGGCAGTGGAGGCGTAACCACTTTAGGCTCTTTCATTTCTTCAATCGCAGCCTTCAGAGATGCCTGAAAATCTGCGATTTTCTTTTCGCCCATAGTAGTTTCGAGCCAACCAATGACTTGTTCTTTAGTTAGGTTCGCATATGGAACAAAACCTTTTAAGTTGTCTGTATCCAAATGCTGAGACCCATAAACATCAGCGTAATATTCGCCATCCCTAGCTGCATATCTCCAATACACAAGGGAAACGACTTGTTTCTTTTTGTTTTTTTCTGAGTGACATTCCATTTGAGAAACGACCCATTCGTAGACAATAGCCATTGGTTAACCTTTTTTAGTTTAACACTTTATCTGAAAGTGGACCTTCTGGTCTAGCTCCTCTTACCTGAGGATCTGCCTGCTTCTGGATTTCAGTGAAAGTCATGATAACTGCCTCAAGAGGCTGCTTAGAAAGAGCGTGTAGAATTACGTTAAGGTGATCTACAGTCAATTCAAGAGTTACATTCTTATCCATATTATTTTCTCCTATTAAGTGTTGCTAGTTGAACTATTTGATGTGTTTACTGATGGTTCTGGTGTTGATGGTGAAGTATTTGTTACTGGAGCCCAAGGTAGAACGTTCTCTACGACTGGGTTCTTCTTATCATCAATCTGTTTCTGGATCTGGCCGTTTACATGTTCTTCGTAATTACCAACAACAACGGCTTTAATCCATGATAGAACGTCTGATTCTGTTAGATCAGAGAATGGAACGAAAGTTGTGTTTGCTGGCATGCTATTGGCAGAGAACGGAGTTGCTCCACTAAACTCGCCAACATTACCGCTTTCATCGGTTCCCTTTTTCTTCCAGTATGTCTGAACGACAACATCAGAAGTGTTAGCTACTGTTGTTGTCTTAAGACCTGTTACTTCCCAAGTATATGTTACTGCCATTTTTTATCTCCTTAACCTTATATTTAGTTATTTTACTATTACGGATACTAGACTGACAGTGCTCATCGGAGCCTCGATTGTCACGGTTAAATCAACAACAATATTATTCGATCTAGCTTCTCTAACTAGATTATTTATTGTTGTTTCCGCTTCTTTAATTGCTACGATATATTCTTCTTTTGTCATAGTATTCCCTTATCTTTTAGAAGTTGTTTCAATTCATTAAGTTCTTTTGTTGTATCATTTAAGGCCTGAACCAACAATGGAGTGATCTTGTTCCAATTGATTGTTAGATATTCTGATTCTGATTCTGTTCCATCGATGTGTGCTTTATTAGCTGATCTATTAATGACAACAGCGTCCGGAATGGCGGCCTGAACTTCCTGTGCGATAAGACCGATTTCTTCTTTACCTGGTTCGATTTCAGCATGGAAATCTTTTACCTTATTATTCCAGTTAAATCTATAGGCTGTCAGTTTAGACAATATTTGAGTTGCCTCGTTACCAATTGGTCTCAAATTTTCTTTGAGTCTTCTATCTGACCAATAAGCAATAACGTTTCCTGGGAAGTGGCCTGTTCCGTTTTCGATATAAAGTCTCCATCCCACAGCATTGTTATGAAATCCTTGAACGGTGCCAGCAGTATTGATCATCAATGAAATATTCTGTGACGCATCAAATTCGATACCTGCCCAACCATTTCTAGATCCTCTTGAACGCCACGACCCATAAGACAAATCATTTGGATGAAAATGGGCGCCATTGTTTGGTGAATATAGTCCAGTGAAGTTTACGAACTCGATCCACTCATGAATGTATGTTCTTCCAGCAAATCTTCTACCCGCATTAAGATCATTGTAGTAATAAGTATCATTACGATCATAGATGATGTTAGGTCTAATATCATTTAGATATGAAATCGATCTTGCTTGAACATAATAGTTTGTATCATAAATATCATAGAAGATGCTTGCTCTACAATCTTCGAGTAGAGTTGTGGAGTTAGGATCAACATATCTTGCGGTATTATTAGAATCATACCAAAATGGCGCATATATTGTTCCAGATTGATTGACATAAAATACATTGGAGCCACCGGAATTTCTGAAAATCCATTCGCTTGCAGCTTGAAAATACCAGTTACTACCGTGATATTGAATTTTACCAGAATACTCGCCGTCCCATGATGATGAATCTGCTCTCCAACTACCAACAGTTCTTAGTGATGTTGTGGAGTTAGGATCAACATAATAAGCAGTATTATTAGAATCATAAAAAATTGGAGAACGTATTGATTCGTGAGCGGTAACAAATCCACCAGCATGGCCACCAACAGTCATAAGTAATGCTTCACCACCGTCACCATTACCATCGTTATTAGCATCTGTTGTTGGTGAATTATTATAGAATCTTATGCCAGAATATGATGCGCCAATACGAATACCAGTATGATAACCAATAATCAAATCTGAGTAATGGGGATGTGACCATCCACCATCAGCAATATCTTCGCCCATACTGTAATGATTGGCAGAGAAAGTAGTACCACCGCCTGAACCTGATGGAAAATTAATTTTACCGTTGAGTGTGATACCTAACACGCTCGATGTATTATTCGGATCGATGTAGTATGCAGTATTATCAGAATCATAGAAGATCGGAGCACGGAAAGAACCACCAGAAGCAACATAAGAGCTGAAATACCAATAACCACCTGCGTTGTAAACACTAACAGAATTTGACAAATCATCACGAGTTAAGTGGATAGCCCATGGCCCAGCAGAAGAAGTTCTGACGTTTAATGGATTGCTCGTTCCGCCATTGAGAGTTAGTGTGCTTAGTAACGACGCACTTGGTGGGTTCAGATAATAATTTGTATTGTTATTTAGATATAGATTACCGCCAACGGTTTTCTGCATATCCCAATTGCCCCAAGAAGATCCAAGGAACCCATATTCGGTTCCGGATCCACCATACAATTGGAAACCAAAAGTACCACCAGAGTTTTTCATCAACAATCCTACAGAACTATTTCCTGCGGTGTTTATCTGAATGTTACTGGTATTGTAAGATGAATATGTATGACCACCAATGATCGCAGCATTTAAAACAGAGGTTGATGCGGCATCAATATAATAAGCAGTATTGTCCGAATCATAGAAGATTGGTGATCTACTAGAAGTTGCAGAAAACCAGTTACCACTGTCATCGTTCCATGCCCACCAACCATCAGCAGCAAGATTTAAGAATCCTAATCTACCAGAATTGGCATGAATGAATCTATTACCATTATCACTATCATACATTGTGATAGTTGATGATGTTCCTCCATATCCTACTATCAACCCGTTCAACAAAGAGGTAGAAGCAGGGTCTAGATAATAAGCAGTATTATTGATGTCATAGAATTTAGTAGCATATGCGCCAGAATTGTTAGCAACAAACCAGTTAGATGTTGTGTTACCTGCGAAATAGTTGTTCGCTTGAAAATTAGCTAGATGGAAAGTTGTATTTGAAGTGTCTATATAAGGACTAGCATCTGGTTCTGGTCCATAATTGTCAAAAACTTTCCAGATACCATCGCTGGCGTCTCTGAAAAACCCAGTATGGCGATAAGTACCATCGTTATAATTACCAGCAAATCCAAGATCTGGATTGGAAACAGTGCTGTTAGAATTTAGGTAAATCATATTATCGACTAGCGAAAGATTATTCGCACCAACAATGTTAACATTACCAGAAACAACAAGGTTTCCAGTTAGGGTCATACCTTTAAATTCTACAGAATCAGAAGTTCTGACATTCTGATCCATTCTGTATGGAAGTCTAGCTTCAGCTACAGTTCCGGAAGAAATATTAGAAGCGTTTGATGCGTATGTTGTGGCATTAGAATATGCTGCAGAAGCATTAGCTGTTATGGCTGAATTGGCGATAGCTATCTTTGAATCTGTGTAAGAAACGGAGTTGGAGTATGCACTAGAGATAGCGGCATTAGCAGTAGCTATCTTTGAATCTGTGTAAGAAACGGAGTTGCTATACGCTGCTGACGCATTAGCTGTTATGGCTGAATTAGCGGTAGTTATCTTTGAATCTGTATAACTGACCGAATTCGAATATGCGTCAGCAATCGCTAGATTCGCAGTAGCAATTTTAGAATCAGTATACGAAACTGCATTAGAATATGCAGCTGACGCATTAGCTGTTATAGCAGAGTTAGCAGTAGCTATCTTTGAGTCTGCATAAGAAATTGCATTAGAATATGCGTTAGCGATTGCTAGGTTAGCTGTTGCTATCTTAGAATCAGTATAAGAAACGGAGTTAGAGTATGCATCAGCAATTGCTAGGTTAGCTGTTCCAATCTTAGTATCTGTATATGTAACAGCGTTAGAATATGCAGCAGAAGCATTAGCAACTATAGCAGCATTAGAAGTTCCAATAGAACTGTTGATATATGATACTGCATTGGAATATGCATTATCCGTATAACTCACAGCGTTAGAATATGCAGCAGAAGCATTAGCAACTATAGCAGCATTAGCCGTGAATATCTTGGTATCAGTATATGTTACAGAGTTAGAATAGGCTGCTGCAGCATTAGCAACCATTGCAGCGTTAGCAGTTTCTATAGAACTACTGATATATGAAACTGTATTAGAATAGGAGTTGGCTATATCTGATCTAATGACAACTAAATTAGCTTGAAGGTCTGTATTAGAAACAACATCATTAGCCGTTACTGACCCGACATAAAGAGTGTTATTTGCTGTGCCTGGATATGAAGTGTTGTTCATAGACTGGCCAGAAATAGTAATACCATTACTATGAATGGAAGTATTACCTACAGTTATTCCGATAGTATGGATAACAGTGTTACCAACGCTAACGCTTTCTGCAGCTGTATTGACTGTTACAACTTGACCAAGTTCGCCAATTTCTCTATTCTGAGCCATTTTTTGCCTTTATTATTTGTTTTTTAACTATTTATCAGTTTTTTCAAATCGCTCATTTCTTGTTTCATAGTCTCAATCATTTCTTGCTGTTCTTTGATTGCCTCAACAAGATAAGGAACGATCTTGTCTTGGTCGATTGTTAGGTAGTGAGAACCATCTTCTGCTTTAGCTAGTTTGTTTTCTCTTACAGCAGAAGGAATATGTTCCTGGACTTCCTGTGCAATAAATCCAGTTTCTGGTTCATCAGAACCATTGAAGATACCTTTACCAGTTTCGTTCCACTGGAAAATAACACCTCTTAACTTCTTAACAACATCGATAGAGTTTTCAAGGGTTTCGACGTTCTTTTTCAGACGACGATCTGACCAGTAGGCAGTTACGTTACCTGTAACCAATAGGTTTCCGCCTGGTTCGAGTCTAAGTCTCTCTGAACCCCAAGAACCGTTATAAGAATCTTCAGAAATCCAGAAACTGTTGTCTCCGGAATATGGTCTAATACCACAAGCCCAGTGTTTGGCGCCAGCTTTGTGGAACCATAGCATTGGACCATCTTGACCACCAGCGCCGTCAGTTCTTAATTGAATGACCTTACCATACTGACCCCAACCGCCCATAAAGGATGCTGCTACAGTACCACCATTATAAACCTGGAAACGACCTTCGTATCCAGTTGTCCCCAATCCAACTACGTTCAAGAAAGATGTTCCATTAGGATCACAATAATAACCAGTATCATTTCTATCATACATGATAGTAGGACGAATACTTGCATTACAGTAGACGTTACTATCATTTTCAAACCACATAGCAACAGAACCCCAACCATAGATACCTTCATGTGGGTTAGCATTGTTAGAAGCATAACCAATTGAAAGTCTGACAGCATTTGTGCCCGATGTACCTATGACCCAATGCTTATAGTTTCCTGATGTCGCTCCGGCGGTATCATAAGCCATAAATCTTAGTGTTGGTCCATGAGATGTGTTATTGATTCCGGAAGAAACTAGATTCAGATGAGGATAGTTACCTCTAATAGTGATACCAGGTCTATAATCATATCCTCCATCATACAAACAGCCGTCGTAGTTCTGGTTACCGATCAGTGATCGCCATGCCATTCTTGGTTCGACCATGTATGAAACATCATTTGGATTTACATAATATGCAGTGTCGTTTAAATCATAGAAGATTGGCGCTCTTATATCACTATCGCCGATTAGATTTCCACCACAACGTAATTGCGATCCTCCGTCATGATATAGCGGCACAGAAGTATAACCTGCTCTATGGAACGCTATACCAACATTGCCACCATTTGTATTTCTTATTTCGAGTTGAGAATTATTCCAAGCAATACCACCGGAAAGATTTGAGCCGATACAATGTGAACTTGATCTTCCTAATCCGCCTACTTCTATTCCTGATAGAACTGATAAGCTATTAGGATTACAATAGTAAGCAGTATCATTGGAATCATAAAAGATTGGTGAACGCATACTGGCATTAGACTGCCAAACACCATTATTAAGAATCCAACCAGATGTATAAGCAGCACTGAAATCGTTACCACCGGTGCCTCGACGGAACACCCATCCTCTTCCATCTGAGTCCATTGTGAAATATGTATTATAACCGTCGCCGTTACCAGTCGGATTAGTAAAGGATCCTCCGTTTGATTTAAAACCAATAGCGGAAGTTGTGGTGCTGGTTGAACCCCAGAAATGTATCTGGTTCTGGTAATTAGTAGAATTGGCATCACCTCTAATATTCACTGACCATAGAGAAGATATACCGTTTGGATTACAGTAATATCCTGTATCATTTCCATCATAGTAAATAGCACCATATACGTTGTTTGTACCAAAGTTACAGTATGAAGAATAGTTAGCAGAATCTAGGATTCTGGCCCAAGCATAACCATTGTTCCATGTGGTTCCTGGAACCCATGCAGTTCTATACCACATACCATTGTTAGATCCTGAAGCGGTATGAGGTACATACAACTGAAGCGCATGGTTCGCCGCAGCCCAAGAGAAAAGAGCACCATATGCATATGCACTGCTTGGACCATTTGACCATCCGGTGCCATTTTGAATTTCATCAAGTCTGATTGAATAAGCCGCAGGAAGTATAGTATTCCAGTCAGTGGATGTTGTGTATGTTGTTGAATACTTCCAAGCAGGAAAACCACCAATATTTAAACCGTTGAGGTTTGATGTATTATTAGGATCTACATAATAACCAGTATTATCTGAATCATAGAAGATTGGCGATCTAGAGCTACCATATGCATATGAGATACCAAAAATTTCAACATCTCTAGTCTGACCGTTAACGGTGAACATGGCTCTACCGTTTGGATAATCAAAAACAGCAAAGTTTTTATATGTACCAGCTGCGCCGCCCCAGTTCATTCCTATCAAGCCGTAACTGCCACCTGTCCATGCTCCTGCTGCGGTGAAGTGAAATCTTGAACCGCAACTTATATCATTAGATGCGAAAAGATTTCCTGTGGGAGTAAAATAACAAACTTTAGACCATGCGGCGCTGTTAGGATATCCCCAAAGAGCAGCATTACCACTTGAATCCAGCTGCCAGTTCCATGCTTGTGAGTTACCAGCACTGGCAAAGTATAAATGACTATTAATAGAATCTGCGCCGTTTTTGAAAATACGAACATCGCCATTAACAGTAGTTGTTCCTGTAATTGTACCACCAGAAAGTGGTAGATAAGTCGATGACGCAGTAGAAGATAACAAGTAAGAAGCTGCTGCTGTTCCGCCTAGATAAGCGGAGTTGTTGGACGTTCCAGAATAATTTGTCGAATTAACAGTAGCAGATCCAACAGTAAGCGTACCAGTTGATGGAACAAAATACAACTTGCTGGTAGAAACAACAGCATTAGTCCAAGCTCCTGACGAACCACTAGAAAGACCAATGTAATACGTTGAGCTGTCTGTATTGTTAGCGTTTAGTGTAGCGCCAGCAGTTGCCCAGTAAGCGCCTGTTCCGTTAGAAACAAGAGATTGACCTGCCGAACCATAAGTTCCATTGGCAGAAATACCGCCGCTTATTACAACATTAACTGTGTTTACTGCGGGAGCATGAACACCAGATGTATTAGCAACAACCCAGAATGAACTTGTGTTGCCTAGGAATAGTGCATTTGCTTGGAAGTTTGCTATATGAAATGTTGTATTTGTAGTGTCAATCCAAACATTAGCATCAGGTTCTGGAGCATAATTATCATATACCTTCCAGATACCATCGCTGGCATCTCTAAAGAAACCAGTGTGATAATATGTTCCATCATTATAGTTACCAGCAATACCAATATCTGGATTCGAGACAGTGCTGTTAGAATTTAGATAAATCATATTATCGACTAGCGATAGATTATTAGCGCCGATAATATTAACATTACCAGAAACAACCAGATTCCCCGTCAAAGTCATTTGTCCGAATGTTACATTATCTGTATTGCGAACATCTTGGTTCATTCTATATGGTAATCTAGCTTCTGCTACTGTTCCAGAAGATATATTAGAAGCATTAGAAGAATAAGAAGTAGCGTTAGTATACGCTGCAGAAGCATTAGCTGTTATAGCAGCATTAGCAGTAGCTATCTTTGAGTCTGTATACGAAGTAGCATTCGAATAAGCAGTAGCAGCGTTACCAGTAATAGCAGCGTTAGCTGTTGCAATTTTCGTATCTGTATAAGTCACAGAATTAGAATAAGCAGCTGCTGCATTGGCTACCATAGATGTATTAGCAGTAGCTATCTTAGAATCTGTATACGAAATAGCGTTGGAATATGCAGCAGAAGCATTAGCAACTATGGCAGCATTAGTAACCCCAATAGAACTGTCAATATACGTCACAGCATTAGAATAGGCTGCAGAAGCATTAGCAACTATGCCAGCATTAGCAACCCCAATAGAACTGTCAATATACGTCACAGAATTAGAATAAGCAGCAGAAGCGTTAGCAACTATAGCAGAGTTAGCGGTGCTAATCTTACTATCAACATAGCTTACAGAGTTAGAATAGGCTGATGATGCATTAGCGACTATCGCAGAATTGGCAATTGCTATTTGGGTATCAACATAGCTTACAGAATTAGAATAGGCTGCAGAAGCGTTAGCAACTATGGCAGCATTAGCAGTAGCAATCTTAGAGTCAGTATAAAATACGGAATTACTGTATGCAGCAGAAGCGTTAGCAACTATAGCAGAGTTAGCTGTTGCTATTTTAGAGTCAGTGTATGAGGTGGCATTAGAATATGCTGCATCAGCGTTCGCTACCATAGCAAGATTAGCAGTTCCTATAGCAAAACTAGTATAATTAACAGAATTAGAATATGAATTTGCTATATCAGAACGTATGACTGTTAGGTTAGCTTGCAAGCTCGTATTTGAAACAACGTCATTAGAAGCAACTGACCCAACATAAAGAGTATTGTTCGCTGTTCCGCTAAACGACGAAGTGTTAATGGTCGCACCAGCAATACTAATAGTAGTAGAATCAATGGTAATATTGCTTGATGTATTACCAATGACTAGTGTAGAACCGTTTAAATATACGTTTCCTGGAACAATCTGAGTGTTAACAGAAGAATTACCGATTGATATTACATTACCAGAGATACTAGTATTACCAATTGTCAGATAAGAAGTTGATGTGATAACAGAATAACCAACAACGTCAATCAAAGCACCGTTTGCAGGAGCAGGAGAAATAACAACGTTGACTCCAGACTGAACATTGGCCTCAAGACCGTTATGAAGCATAACACCATTCAAGAATACTGAAACAGTATTAGATTCGTAACCACCAGATATAGCAAATGTTGTTGTGTTTCCGTCGCCAGTAAATTGTTGTCTCACTGGACCTGTGGCGCTACCACCAGCTGGCGCCCAATAAACCCCAGAACCGTTTGAAGTAAGAACCAGTCCTGCTGCGCCGTTGCTGCTGTTGGCACTAATAGCGCCGAATATAGCTACATCATGAAATACAGCAACATTCTGAAATAATGCTGTGTCTGTTACATTGATGTTTGATG